CTATTGATTAAATTTATCCCTCACGCTAGGGATATAAAGCAGTGTTCCAGGCTCAAGCCCTAAATCATAATCATCGCTGATATTATAATGCTTACGCTTAATTAGCTCACTATTCATAGGTATAAAATTAATTTGAGGCTTATCATCGTTTGTTGGCATTTCATCATCACTAAATTCATTTGGCTTTCTAAAAATACTTCTAGTGTCGCTATACGCCTTATAAAGGCTTTTAATCCCATTTATGATATTTGAGAATTGACTACTTCCTATACCGCTACCTGTAAAAACTGACGGCATAAGAGCGTTTGCGGTAACGGGCGAGTAAAGCATATTTGCGCTAGTAAATGAACTGATTGTAATATTGCTAGTTAAAACATTTACTGAACTCATACCGCCAAATATGCTATTTGAGCCAGTAATTGCCATAGTAGAGCCAGTGGCTACATTAGTAGCAAGTCCGCCACTACTTGAGATGATGAACGTTCCAGAATTACCACTAACCATACTAAATCCACCAGGCAAGGCTGTTGCCATATTTGCACCTACGGCTGAAGCGTTTGCTGAGCCAGTTGCTGTATATAAAGATGCCGTTTGGCTAAGTCCTGAATTAGAAGCAGTGGCTGAAGCACTGAGCCCACTAGCGTTTAAAGCTACTTGAGAGCTAAAAGAGTGCCATACGCTAGTTACCGCACTTGCAATGCCTGTTATACTTCCTAATACTCCAAAGACTTTGGCTCCCTTTAAAGAACTTGCATTGCCAGTAACCATAGCATTAACTACGCCTACAAGCGATAAGCCAGTAAAAATAGCAGAAGCATAAGATAAAGCAGTTACAACCGATACTGCAGTCGCTGAAGCTGCGCCCATTATAGACGTAGCACTTGCAGCTATTGCTCCACCAGTAAAATAAGAACCGACCATTATTGCAATTGCAGCGATAGGCATTACCCAGCCAGGAACGCCTTTGTCTTCATCGACGAATAGCCTATAATGAGTATTCCATTCTTTATACCAATTCATAGCTCCACGAACGGGCATATGGGTATCTACATAAAATGTGTCCATTAGATAAATAACCATTTGACCCCAAAAAGTGGTAAGATTTCCTACTCTGCCATCGTGAAAAATTACAACTCCCGGTTGTTCAAATGGATTTGCAGGTAAATACGCAGCGCCTACAGGATAAAGCGTATAATGCTTACCGCTATATCTGTCTGTATAGCTAAGCTGTAACTCAGGTCCAGTCATAACTACATCTGCGTTGTTCCAGAATTCAATAGGATAAGTATGGTCGCTTCCTAATCCACCCCCTACAATCCCATAAGAGTAAATTTTCTTTATGCTTATATAGGGTCTTATGTATCTTACTAGTATATTTTCTTCTCTATCTTCATATATATGGTGTTCTCTATTTCTTAGTATTGTAAAACTTGAAGTCTCGCCAGTCTCTCTAGTAACTTGCTCACCATTTATCGTAATTTGCTCATAGACTTTGGTGTAGTATGTCCAATCAAACTCTATTACATTTGCAGAAAAATTTACCCCATTGTCTCTATGCCTTGTAATCTTATAAATTAAACTAAATTTGCGATTTTCTATAAAAGATTTTGGCATACCCATAAGAACCATATTACCACTATTATCTTTTAGGAGCCACGGAGCAAAAGAATAGTAAGTCCTTGACACCTCTCCATCCCAGTCTCTATACTTAACCCACCCATTTACTGAAATATTTGTGAGCCCATAACCACCAGCTATAATTTCACAATCATCGTGATAGATGCCGTCTTTTAAATTTCCTTGATAATACTTATATGGACTTTGTCCTACGAAATACTGATTTAATCCTAGAGCGTAATGACTATTATAATTATACGGGCTAGGGTCAGGGGATTTTATATCGTAATTATCATAATAATATAAATTCACCTTTAATGTTGGGTGGTAAAATCTTATATATCCTCTAGCTCTTCCTTTTCTAACTAATTGCAAATGCAAAAGCTCAACCATTTTTTTAAGGCTTTTGTTTCTAGCTAAAAGCAATTTTTTAAGTTGTTCTACATAAGGCTCACCAGCGGGTCTAAATCCAGCTATCCAAGTTTTATTATTCATTAGGCGTAATTCTATCTATTGTATTAAGCATTCTAGATTGAAGGTCGCTAGGCACCCCAACTCCACCACTAGCATATCCAAAGACTGCATTTGTAATAATCTCTGCTTCTTTAATCCGTTTTTGGTCATCATAACTTGCGATTTCTCTTATGACGGCATTTTTCTTCTCTTTTTCGGTTTCAGCTTGAGCTTCTACGAGCTTTGTACGTGCTTTGTTAAAGTCGATTTCGGCGTTTGATAAGTCTATTTGGCTTCTTACTTGTTGCATATTTAAAGCCGTTTCAAGTGCTTTAGCGGTTAGGTTTATAGTCATAGCACTCATTAAATTTGCTTGTATGCTTATCTTATCTTTTGGTGCTAGGGTTTTATCGTTAAAACTATCTTCTAAATATTTAAGCGTTTTAGCAAATATTGAGCTATCATCTACTATCGCACTCTCTATTTTTTTATAATCTTCTATTAATTTTGTAGTATCTAAATTTAAAACTTCAGCCATTTTTGCTCCTTATTTTTTTGGTTTTATTATCCTTATGTTCTTTAGCGTGGTAGCAAAGCCACCACTAAGAACCAACACTAAAGTTATCTATCCGACTAAAGCGGATTATCCTTATGTTCTTTTAGCCTTATCATAAGCCTTATATAGCTCATCTGATGCTTGTGGTGGCATCTTACTAGCTTGTGATAGCCATTTGGCGTATTGTTTGGCTTTATCAGCTGATTTTTCTAGCATTTTTATAGCTCCAGCTGAGCCACCAGCTCCTAATAAAAAGCCCTTTACAAACGCTTCGTGCTTTTTATTTGGGTCTTGTTCGGCGTTAGCATTCATCACTCCGCCTATAGTGCCACTACCTAAATTTAGTATAGCCTTTTGCATCGCCATAGTGCTAAAGCCATTCATCATCTTTGAGCGTGGATTAAAGGTGCCTTTATTGTCTATGCTTTTTATTTGATTTGGGTTAAAAACCATTATTGTATCTGCTAACTCACCGGCACCATTTGCATAATCATCTCTTATATTTTTAAAAATCACGCCGTCATATTTATTTATACTATCATTTTGATAATTAGATAATATTTCTTGAAATTCACGGCTATTATATTTTAATCCTTTGGCATCTATTATTAGCGGATTTTTGATATTTAAATAGACTTGATATAGCTTGTCTTCGGGATATATTCTATAAGTATCTGCTACTTTTTTGCTACTGCTAAAATAAGCCGAAGGTCTTTCAAAATCCACTTCATTTAGCATAAAATAATCAAAAGGCTTATCATCATTTGAGCCGTGATAAAATACCTTTGGTGAGCCGTCGCTCTCTTTTGTAACTGCGTGGCTATCTTTGTGCCATTTTGCTAAATTTGCGATTTTTTCATCGTTATACTCTTGCCCCATTTTTGCCATTTTTGTTTTAAATTTATTAGCCCATTTTGGTTGTTCTGTGCTAAAGCCTATATTTGTAGCACCTTTTTTCCAACCTACTGGCATTTGCCCTTGACTTAAAAGCTCTTTTGGGGTAGAATTTGGCTGTTGGTTTGATGAAAGAACAGAACTATCCTTTGCGTTAGTTTCAATGCCTTTATCTGTAATAGTGCTAGACTGCACCAACTTAGCATTTTCCAACGACATTTTTTTATTATTCTTATCTCTATAAGCTGTTAAAATAAATCTATTATCTTTATTTTTGTCAATAACGATTGTGGTTAGCTCTGTATTTATCTCAACTCTGCCATTTTTGCCAACATTAATAGTGCCTTTTTCTATATTTTCGGCTAAATGATTTATAAAACGGATTGCCTTTTCTTCGCCCCATTGTTCGCTACGCCTTGATAAGATATGAGCTAAGCCCATTTTCTCATTGCCCCAAACTAAATCAATATCGCCTAGCTCTTTTCTCTCAAACGCCCCCGCTACTTGTCCTTGTCTTTCTACTAAAAGCTTTTTGATAGCGTTTTCTCCGTCGTGATAAAATTCAGCGTAATTCGTGCCAAATTCTTTAATAGTGGTTATATTTTGGTCACGCTCCATTAATGCTCTAGCTTTATCAAACTCACTTTTCCATTTTAAATTTGCTTTAGTCATAAACTCATCGGTTTTGCCATATTTGGTTAAGAAATTAGATAAGTTTCTTAAGCCTACAATTTGCAACCCTTTAAGACTATCTACAACTCCTTTTATCAAATCATCTTTTTGAGTCTCATTTTGCTTTTTGACCGCTCTTTGATTAAACCTTGCATCAGCCATATCATCTAATATTTTGATATATTTATTTAATATTGCTTGGGCTTTTTTGTCTTTTGTCTTGTTGAAATACATAGCTAAGCCGTCCAACTGGTCTTTTAAGTCATCTAGGCTTTTTATCTTAAAATTGTTTAATTTTTCTTCACTTGTGCCTATTGATTTTGCGAATTCTTTTAGCTCTTGTTCTGCTTGTAACCTTATGCTTTTTAATGGTATCGTTTCAGCTTTTGCTTTTGTGAAATTATTTAAAGCTTCGATTTTATTTATAGCATCTCTTTCTAGCCCTTCAACATAAGCTTTAATTTTAGCTTGTTCTTTTTCGCGTTCTGCTTTTTTATCCGCCTTTATATCCGCTTCTTTGGTGGCTTGTGTTTCTTGTTTAGCTTGTGTGGTTGGTTTTGGTGCTTCGCTTATCGGCTCTTGTGATTTTGTAGCTTCTTTAGCCTTTTGTGCTTTTCTATGAGCTTTATATAACTCACTAGGTGTGTCTTGTGTTGGGTCTTGACTTTTTGTAGCTGTTAGCTCTTTAGCCGCCCGCTTAACTAAATTTGCTTGATTTTCAGCTTCTTTTATGCTTTGGTTTGGTATAGTTTCGGCATTAGCCGATGAAAAATGCTCTTTGCTGGTATTCATTTGCACCCCGAGCACTTGTTGCTTAAGCTGAGATTTGGGTGTCTCAGCCATCGGCTCATCTTTCTTACCCAAAAGTGCTTTGGCACCATTCGCCGTTGGCTCTGCGGTTTTACCGAAAGTGAGTTGTGTAGGAGTAGGCGACCCTACTGGGTAAGAATTTCTTTTTAATAATCTCTCATTTTCTTTTTTAGCATTACTTGAATATGTAGCGTGTCTTACTTGTAAATTATCGCTATTAAAATCCTTTTGAATGCCTATTTTACCTAATTTGCCATTTTCTAAAATGCTACCGATTAAAGCGATATTTGGTTGATTATTTGTGTAAAAAAATGTTGGGTTATCCTTTACAGCCTTTATTAATTTAAACACTTCGCTAGGCTTACTAAATAGCTCTTTGTGTTTTTCATATAAATGCTCTAAATCTGCTATTATTTGCTTATTTGGATTAATACCAGCCAACTCTTTAACCCACTCATCTACGCTTATTTTTACACTTAAATCACTCTTTGGCTCTACTGCATTACCGCTTATTACAAATCCATCGCCTTTCATAGAATTATTAACTAAATTCGGTTGATTTATAGCTTGATTGTCTGTTTTAACTACTTGTTCTTCTATCTCTTTAACTGCTTCTTTAAACTCATTTAAGAGATTTCTTGTTGGTGTTGGTAAGTTTCCACTTGGGATATCATCTATATTTTTAATCGCTAGTTTAAAGTCGCCATTAGCGTTTAGTATGGCTCTGTTTAGGTGTAGTTTTAAGGCTTCGTTATTGCCTAGCCTTGGTATTAATGGCTTGAGCTTTTCTACGATGAAATTAGCTCTCATAGTTTCGCCTCTTTTTAGTGGGTCATTAGTTACGCCTTGGCTCATTGTTTTTGGCTTAATTACCTTATCACCTAAAGAGTTTAAAATATCGCTAGTATTATTTAGTATAGATTGTTTGCTTAAAATCTGACTTTTTAGCTCTTTAGCAAATTCACTCCCAAAATCTAAACTATTTAAGCTCTTGTTTAAAGCTCTAAAATCCACTACCCCATTAACGCTATTTTTATCCATTAGATTTTTGATGATATTTGCTTCAGCTATGGCTCTATCTTTGGCTCCTAGTGAGCCTAAAAACTCATTTAGAGTAACGCCGTTAATGTTTTCATTGCTTTTTATCATAGCATTAAGGGCTTCTAGGCTTGTCTTTCCATCACGGCTAATTTGGTTCATTAGATTGCTATCAACTACGCTTTTCATAGTAGCATAATCACCATTTGCGGTTTTATATAAATTTATTAAATTTTCATCATTTTTTAAAGCTGTGTTGATTTCATTATCGATTAAGCTCTTAGCTTCATTTAATGCTTTTTGGTTTATAAAATCACTTGAGCTTTTAAAATCAGCTTTCATTATATAGCCTAATTGCTCGTTTATAGCATTTTTGGCATTTAGTAGATTTTCTAAGTTGCCACCACCATTTAAAGCATTAAAAACGCCCCTTGTGTTTATGTTTTGCGTATCACTTAAGATAGTGGCTAGATTGTCGTTTAAGTCCTTAAAATCGCTTTGGTAGTTTGAGTTTTTAACTAAAAAATCTTTAGCATCTTTGTAGTCTTGCTTGACCTGATTAAAGCTATTTTTAAAGCTATCTTTTGGGGTTTGAGTTTCAAATTTAGCTAATTGTTCGTTTATGCTATCACTAAAGCTCTTATTTAGGCTTGAACTCATCTCTGCGATTTTTTGAGCGGATTTTGGATTGTTTGCTACGCTATCAAGTATATTTTTTACTCCGTTTTCGTGACCTAAAGCACTAAGTAATAACTCAGCATCTGCCTTGCCTACATTTAATCCTTTAAGCATTTCATTAGCCCTATTTATACCGCTATTTGCTATATCAATTCCTTTTTGGATATATTTCTTATCGCTTGTTTTATTTATGGTTTTAAGGTCTTGACGGACGAAGTTATCTAAGTCAGCACCTAAGGCATCTTTGGCGCTTTCTAGGGCGTGTTTAAATTTGTGGTCGCCGCCTAAATTTGCTTTTAAGGCTGAGGTAGCCCCACCGATATTTTGGCTTAGTATATGCCTAGCACCAACCCCGGCAAGTCCTTTATCAGCTATGTTTAGGGCTGTTTTGGCTGTCCTTTTTAAGGTGTTTATAGCAGGTTTTGAAGTGAGTGCGGTGGCAAGTCCAGCTCCTAAAATATCGTTATTTGCTCCACCAGCGAATGAATTTGCTAATTGCTCTGCTGTTGTATTTTCACCTACGCTTTTATTGTTTAAGTAAGTATCAGCCATAGCTCCAGCTCCACTACCTACGGCTGAGCCTACCATAGGGGTTAAAACTTTTCCAACTACTCCAGCAGTTTTAGCGTAAGGGTGTGGTAAAGCTGACACCACTCCAGCAAGTGAGCCTAACATTTCATAGCTATTTGCTTTAAAATCATTTAAAAAGCTAGGTTCAATCTCTTTAAAAACTCCATCTTTTTCTATAGCATATCTTGCTTTGCCTGTATTATCTACGGCTTTATGCGGTGTGTAGCCTTTGGCTGTTGCTAAATCGATAAATTTATTATCAAAATCTATGCTATCTTTCTGCTTTTCCTCGTCGCTCTTTGTAAGGGCATTTAGCATAAATGTGCCGTTTTGATTGGCTCTATAGTTTGCCATTTGTTGGTTTAATTCATCGGTAGCATTTTGTATATTAAGCTCTTTTGTGTTTTGGTATAGTTTGCTATTTGGATTAAAATTATACTCATTTGCGTTGCTAAATGGGATTAGCGGTGCTACTTGATTATATGCTTTATTTGCGTATTTTTTAAAATTTTCATATAGATTTTCCATTTTTTACCTTTTCATCATAATGGTATTTTGATTAAATAAATCATTTGTAGTTTGCTCTTTAGGCTTATTTCCTATTCTTGATATATAATTATTTAGATTTGCTCTTGCTTCATCAGCTCCTATAAAGCCTTGTGCTTCGGCTAGTTTTATTAGCTCATCTGCTCTTTGTGTTAGCATTTTGTTCGTTTCATTTAATGTGCTTTGCGCTCTATTTGTGCCTACTATTGATGGCTCTAAATCTTCATTGATTTTTTCATAATTAAATTTACCTTGACCTTTTAAGACTTCACTTGCTGAAGTTGCGAAGTTACTTGCTAGTGCGTTATAATTAGCTCCGTCTTGTGAGATATTAGGCATTAATGTTTTAAATCTATCATATGCTCCGCCAAATTTATCCCAACCGCCTTTTTCATTTACATAGTTTTTAAGTGCCTCAGCTTGTTCTAAAGCTGTCATTATGTTTTTAATATCTTTTCTATCAGATACAGGCATATTTTTTTGCTTGATTGCTAGGTCTAAATCATTATTTAGCTCCCTAGCTTGGGTTTGATTAAATTGTCTTTGATTTTCTTTAAACCTTTGTTGGTCTAAATAGAATTTTTGTAAATTTAGATTATTATCAAATTTGCTTTGAGCATTTCTATAAGCATCAAACAAATCATTATTTCTTTTAGTCTCTTCTAAAGTGTCTTGCTGAAGTTTAAGGCTATTTTGCCTATAGGCATTATCATTTGCCATTTCTTGCTCTTTTAAAGCTTGATTAGCGTTAAATTGTCTTTGGTTTTCGCCAAAAGTTGTATCAAATTGTCTTTTTAGCTCGTTTTGTTTCTCTTGTTCTTGCTTGTTAGCTCTTGCGTCCATATATAGCTTATATAGAGTATCGCCTACGGCTCCACTTTGTTCTACTAAATAGGGGTTAGAATGATAAGAAACCGCTCTAGGATTAAACCACGCCATATTTAAGCTCCTCTGTAATAACTTGAATTTCTAAAAGCTTGATATAAGTTTTCATCAGCTTTGTTTTGTCTATCTATCTCTCTTTGAGATAACGATTTACTAAAGTTAAATGCGTCTTTTTGTAAATCCATCTGCTTTTTAGCGTTTCTTTGTTGCTGATATGCTGAGTATAACGCCCCAGCTCCACCGATAAGTCCGCCTAAATTGCTATAGTTATCAGCAAAATTATTTAAATTTGTTAGCCCATTTGATATATTACTTCCGATATTGCTTAAAAAATCCCACATTTTTTATCCTTATTTATAGTAATCTTTTCTTATTAAATTCGCGCTTTCTTTGCAATGCAAATGCATTTCACTAGTTTTATCTTTAATCTCTTTTATATCACTTCTTAAATCATTTAAGAATTTATTGTGAAAATCTAATTGCTGATGAAATATAGCTTTTAACTCTTTTGTCTGGTCATCTAAACTCTCTACTGCTTTTACTATATTTTTGTTTATAGTGTAGTTTTGATATATAAAGTAAATCACAAATAAAACTAAAACACCTACAATTCCAAGTTTTTCAGCATTAAAAGCAAAGGTGCTTAACATACTTAAATCATTCATCTATTTCCTTTTTTTGAATTTATAAGCCAAGCCCTAAGGCTTGAGCTTACTCGGCTTTTAAGCCAACTCCGATAGCAAAGGCATCAGCGTTTCTTACTTCAAGGCAACCCTCAGTATAGTAGCGTTTTGCTATTGCTGTCTTATCAGTGCTAACATCGCTTAAAAATGTAGGTTTTAAAAGCCCCATTTTTGCGTAGCTAAAATCACCCGCAATTAGACAATCTTCAAGCCCATACTCTTTGCTTAAAAATCTATGAAGTCTAAAATTTACCTTGCCAAAATCAGTGTCAAGGCTAACAACGCTTGAGTTTATAAATTTCTCATTGCTAAATTGCCTTGAAGCCATTTTATTAAGTGCTTTTTTAAGCTCAGCTCCGATGAAAATATCCTTTGGTGTTGCTCCACTTTCCCAAACTCTTTGTAAGACTTGATGAAGAACGTCTTCAGTGAGTATCACGCATTCTCCTGTTCCCCATTTGTTGGCATCACAATTACCAAAAGCTATGATATTGCCTTGCTCTTTTCTGCCGTTTTTATCTTTAAAAGCTGTTTCGCCTTTAGCAGCGTAGTAAAATAGCCCTGCCATTTCGCCTGGTTTGGCTGCTTCTCTGATTTGTGGTGCTTTTAATACGCTTAATTTTGCTTGTGCTGATACTGTAGTAGCTGTTTTATTTTCGTTCTCAGTAGTTCTACCAAGCCCTAAAAGTGCGTATTCAATATCAAGTTTATGAACTTTTGTAGCCTTTGCCACTTCGTTTTCAAGCTCTTTACCACCATAGGTTGCCACTTCTTGCATAGTTTGGCTTACCATAATATCAGTGGTAAAAATCTGAGTTGCGTTTGTGTTTTGCTGTTTAGTAGATTTTTGCTCTCCTTTAAACTCGCTTATCTCTAGCTGTGCGTTTTTGCTAGGCTTTTTAAGCGTATCAGTTATCCACGAATGCGTAATACCTTTAACAACGCTTGTGCCTATCATAGACATTATAGGCGTATCGTTAGCTCCTACTAAGATAATCTTATCATAGACGCTAGGAATTAGCCCAACTCTTTGTGTTGCTGGTGTTTGAAACTCTGTTGAAGTTATCGCCATTTGTTTTTTGCTCCTTTTTTTAAAGTTTGGACGCATTTTATAAAAATTAAAAGGTTCAAATTTAGGTAAATTTGAGCCATTTAAAAAAAATATAATAGATTTTTCAAAAAAAGGATAAAAAAATGGCAGATTTTTATAGCAGTATGAAACTTCTTAAAAGGTTGGAATTCTCAAATCCAAAAAATTGCTTACACAAAAACGCAACCGAAGATGAGATAACTTATTTTGGCATATACAAAAAAGCAAATCCAAAATGGTCAGGTTGGCAAGTAATTGATGAGGCACTGCAAAGTCTTAGTATAAGTGAAGCTAGTAAAAGCCTATATGAAAATGAGTGGCTTACAAGTAAAGTTTATCAGTTTTATATGGATAATTTTTGGCATAAATTAAAACTTGATAAAATAGATAGCCAAAAGATAGCCGATGAGATTTTTTGTTTTGGTTGTAACGCGGGGATTAAAACGGCGATAAAACTAGCTCAAAAAGCGCTAAATTTAGATGATGACGGAATTATAGGTGAGAATACTTTAAATGCTTTAAACTCTTGTGATGAGAGTGAATTTGACCTAGCGTTTGATGATTTAGAGATGGAATATTATGATAAACTAATAGCTAAAAATCCTAAACTAGCCATATACCAAAAAGGCTGGTATAATAGGGCTAAGGCGGTTTAACGCCTTGCCTAGCCTTTTTTATATATTGTTGTCTTCATCGTTTTGCTAAAATTCTCTAACGCCTTTTTTAAATTTACTAAAAATCCTTGCAAGTTAAAGCTACTTATCCTTTTAACACTATTTTCTAGCTCTGTCATATTTTGGCTCCATTATTACATTTTTACTATTTGCTATGTAGTTTGATACTACTTCATCGCTAATTTGGCGATAAATTTTTTCTAAAGTTAGCCTAAAAAGCACTTCATTTAACACGGCGTAGTTTAATGGCTCATCAAAATCAATATGCGTATTTGGATTATATTTTGGGTCGCTTTCATTAAATATAGGTAAATTTGGAAATCTTAGATAAATCCCCTTGTCATTTACCCACCTAAACACACGCTCTAGTCTGTCATCTCCGTCTTTACAAAGTAAATTTATAGGGTAGCAGTCATTAGCGATTTTAAGCATTGCTTCATAAGTCTCATAACCTAGCATTTCATCGCTAGGGCTATGTAGATTTTTCTCTGCTATTCTATAAAGAATTAAATCTTTAAAAGCTTTAATTGTCATCTATTTTTTTCACTCCTTTTAGTTTTATCTCTAGCTCTCTTATATACTGGTATAAATCCCAAGCCATAAGCACAGCTTCGGTTTCAGTCTTAGCCGTGCGGTTAAAGTCCATTATAGGAAGTTCAGCTACAATAGGCGTAAAGTCAATCTTTGGACTATTTACTGGCGTTGTTATCAGTGTCTCTTTGCTCGTGCAACCTTGCATAAATAGAGTTGATAGCATCAATGCAAGTAGAGTTATTATCCCTGATAATTTTTTCTTTGATAGTTGTAACATATCTAACCTCTTTTTCTTTCTCATTTTTAATAGCTGATAAAGTTTCTAAGCCTTTTATATAGTCTTGTTGCATCTGCTCAATGGTAGCCTTATAGCTATTATTCGCATTTATAGCCATATTTAGGCTAGTGTTTAGCTTCTCATTGTCTTTTTCAAGCCTATTTATCAGATTATTTGCATACACGCCAACAAAAGCTATCAAAAAAGCTAAAAAGATATAAATATAATTCATCATAGCCCCCCCCCTATTTTTATGTTCTTTTAACGTGGCAACAAGTCGCCACTAAAGAACCAAACACTAAAGTCCGTGAGCTAAAGCTCACACAATTGTCATTAAGTATCATCTTAGCCCCATATACCTTACTCTGTGATAAGCCCTGCAAGCTAAATAAAAGACTTTACACTTCCATTTAGCTACTTCAAGGCTAATCATCGCTTCATAAAGCATTTTATCTGCGTATTTATAGTCCGCTTTACTCTTAGCCTCATCGCAAAGATAGTCGTGAATTACCACGGCTGATATATACTCAGGTGAGTTTGGCGGAAAGATGCTCCAAAACACACGGGGGATATTTGCCCCATTTGTTACAAACCCTTTAGGGATATAAATCCCTTGATATATAAAGTCTTTATACACTCTAAATTTATCTTTATCTATGGGCTCGACTACTACTCTATCCATTCTATCCCCTTAAGCTCGTCTATGCTCTTGGCATTTTTAACTAAATTTCTTAGCTCATCGTGTTTAAATAATACACGCTCACTATGATTAGCAGCTGCGATGCCAAAGGCTATAAACTCATCTTTACTAAAGTGGATAACCCTATTATCCTTATTAATCCAGTTGATATTTTCTATAGGCACCCCAGCTGTAGCTGATAGTAGAATTTGGCTTATCTTGCCATTTATATTTACCTTGCTATCGCCGTCAAGCTGAAAAACATTACCATTAAACTCAAACGAAGCTAATTTTTCAGCCTTTAACTCTGCTAACTCTTCTAATTTAACTCTCTTAGCATCATCTAAGCTAATATCCCTTAGTTCATAGTGGATATTATAAATGTCGCTAGGCTCATCATAGCTCTCAGTTTTGATAATCTCTTTATATGGGTCATCGTTTTGTGGATAGTCATCTTCAACCACCTTTTTATACCCGTAGCTTTTAAGCTTTGATGAGCTAAGCCCACTAATATAAAATGTACCTTCAGAGTTTGAGATATACTCAAGCTCTACAATTTGCTTCTCTTTTATGTCGTATAGTTTCACCTTTACTCCTTTTTAGTTTTCAAATACTCACGCTAAAACTATCACTAGCCCCACCATAAATCTTTGTTTCATAGTTTTACCTTTTAAGATTTATAATATGTGTATTATAAAATTAAAATTTGGAATGTAGTCATATGTATGTAATCTATGAAATACTTTATTTTGCTCTAAAAAAATTCTTTGTTTATCAGATAAAGTCTCAATGAATACTTTTCTTGAGCCATAATTACAGATTTTAAAAGAAAAATAAAATTTTGGTATTGATTGGAGTGGGGTATCCTCTCTATAAAAACTCAGTCTGTTATCTGTTTTATCCCAATTAGAATGGGAAGCGATATACCTATCTGGTTTCGTCCAGCCATATTCATTATAAGGTTTGTCAGTAGCCCAATCGGCACAATAGCTAATGTCAGTGCCATATATCTTATTAATTGCCCGTATTTTTTCTACTTCTTTTTTTACGTCGCCAGCAGATCCATCAATTGTAAGTAAATTTGTTTTTAAATACTCTTCTTCCATACTTATTTTATTACTACATAAAAGCATATATGTCATCACACACGTCCCATTATTATAACACCTTCACTTTGAACAAAATAAGCAAAAGTTTCAGTGCTAATAAGACTTATTGGCGTTACACGAAACTGTATATTTGAGCTATAGCCAGTGATAAAATGAGTATTTGATACTATCAGAACACCACTTTGACCAACGCTTGGGTTTGTGAGTGTCAGCATACCAGAGCTTGGAAGAGATACAATAAAGTTATCTCCTTGGCTTAAATCTACTGTATTTTCACTTACGCTTGTAACCTTTGACCCGTTAGCAGAGTTTTTTAAATGAAACTCATCTTTATTAAAGTCTTTTAGCTTATTACCCGCTGTTTCATTTATGGTTGCTAGATTAGTGGTTATGGTGGTATCTATCTCTTTAATCTTATTAGCTACTGTTTCATTCATAGTCGTTATGCTTGAAGTTACATTTGTATTCATTTCACTAAGCTTAGTATCAAAGTCTGCTTTTAAAGCAAACGTAGGCTTATCTGCTTCATACTCGGCTTTACTTAGTTTTGTTTCAAGCCCTTGATTTAAAGACTGCGATAACTCATCTGCTCTATTGCTAAGCTCATCTGCTCTATTGTTAAACTCCATTTTTAAAGCTTGAGCGTCATCACTTATCTTCTTGCTTGAGTAAGTCTTTTGTGCGCTGACGTTATTATCATCTATAACGCCGTTATCAAGGACATCTCTTAAGTCATTTATTAAATTCTCAATACTATCAATATTCGCACTTATTTCCATTATAGTCTTATATTCTTTTGAAAACTTATCATACTTCGCATTAAACGTATCAAGATATGTTTTTGCTTCATCTACCTCATTTTTTACCATATTTATGGCGTTTTGAGTATCTAAGATAGTCTGTTTTATAGCTTCAGCAGTTACCAAATCTTGTCCGAATTGTCTGTATTTTGTATCAAAATTAGCCTTATTAGTATCAAATTCGCTCTTACTATTTTGAATAGCTGTTTTCATATCCGATATATTGTTTTGCACTTGAATAACATTTTGAGCCAAAATATCGATATCACTTGCTATTTTAGTAAATTTGCTTAAATCAAGTTTGGCTATCTCATCAGGAAACGCTTCAAGTGATTTTAATATCACTTCTAGCACTTCTAAAGTATTGCTCCCTAGCTTTAAATCGTGTATGCTTGTCATCTTGCTACTCCTTTGCTAAGGTTTAATATTTCAGCACCTATCTCGATATCACTAGCATCATCTCTAATACCTTTTTGAGTAAATACTCCACTACTTGAGCTTGAAGTTATCGGGTCTGGCTCTTGCTTTGGTTTGGCTTCATTTATCATAAGCTTAGCTATAATATCCCAACCTTTAAAATCACCCAAAAACTGCTCATATCCGTTATCCTTAGCAAATTTTAAAAGCATATCGCCGTCAATCGTCGGATATCTTTGCGTAAAGTTCTGATATGCCATATTAAAATCTGCCCTAGCTCTTAGCTCATCTTGTTCTGCTTTCATAGCGTTTAACTGCTCCCTAATTTGAGCCGTGTTTTCGGTGGTAGGGTTTTCAAAATCCATATCTTGCGGTTTATTTAGTGCGTTTTCTAAAGCCTTGCTTAACTCATCGATTTTGCTTTGTAAAGCGTTTATCTGCTCGTTTTGAGCGTTTATAATCTCGTTTTGCTCTGCGTTTGTAGCTTTTACTTCGTTTAGCTCTGCGTTTTGCTCGTTTTGTAATTCTTGAGTAGCTACTTCTTCATTAGCCTCATTATTTGGCGTTACTGGCTCATTTATCTGCTCTAGTATCGCTCCAAGTGCTTCGTTCTCTGTCATCTATTCTCCTTTAAAGTGTTTATTAAATCATTTTGGAAATCTCTTATAACTCTTAGCCTATCAATACTACTTAGCCTTACGCTATCGCTCTCATATTGATTTAAAGCTTTGAAAAAACACGCAATCGCTTCATTTAGAAAGAAATGGTGTAGATTTTCAAATTCTTTATACCCTTTTGATAGCTCTTTTAGCTCATTGTTGGCTTTCATAAAGTCTATCACTCTCTTTCTCCTTTCTATATTTATCAAAATCTTTAATCCCAAAAAGTGGCATTAATTTAGCTATTAACTCCTCGTGTGCGTTTTTGATTAGCTCAGCTCCTGGAATATCTTGAATAGCTAAACACATTTGAAAGTGATTACCCAAAAGACTTGAACTTTCAATCAAATTTCGCTTTTGAACTTCTTTATTTAAAGCTCCTATTCCGCACTCTAAATTTAGTTTAAAACTCATCACTTCGCTTCTATCAACTCCTACAAAAAACATAGGGTCGCCATATTTGTAAATCAACTTAGCAAATTGATAAAATAGTGGCTCTATAAATGTCTCATTATATGTGCGGATATAGCCATTTAGTCTCACACTACCTTCATTAGCCATAATTGAACTCATAGTAGCAGTTTCAGCTCTCACGCTCGTGGCTCCGTTTTGCTGTGGGCTTACTCCGCTTGTCTCGCTCATATCATTATCTATTGCTTGTATATTTAAATTCGCAAAATGAATATCAGGCTTTGGCAATACGCTTATGGCTCCTAAGTTTTTTACATATATAGGGCTTGTAGGATTTATCAGCTCATCTCTATCTATTTGTGCGTTTTTATCTACTAGCAGTTTTGGATATAGATGCTGTTTTGTGGCTTCGATACTTGCGTTTTTTAAGCTATTAAACTCATCTTGAAGTGATAAGATACTAGCTAGTGGTGGCTCACCATAAACTCCTATAAAACCGCTCTCACCTATTTTTTTAACTTGAGCTAGGGTATATCCGCATATGATAGGAAGTCCGTCTCTTAGCTCTACTTCCTCTCTTAATATAGCCTTATCATCAAATATGGTGCTTAGTAGCCATTTATCTTTTTTTCGCTCATAAATGTCATAAAGCTTATATCTTTTATACTCATCATCGCTATCAAACTCCAAATTAGCATTTTTATACACTCTATTTTTGATATATCCTTTTATATCATCTTTTGTTAGGCTAAATTCGTGAATAATGTATCTTAAATCATCGTAATTTTTAGCATTTGGGTCAAAAAATACTTTATCGATATCAAGCATTTCGATATTTGGCTTATCATTATCCCAGTAAATTTTGGCTATCGAAGTGCCTAAAAACGATACTTTTAAAAACTCAGGCTGTAAAATCGCATATAAATTTATATTTTTAGTGTAATAATCAAAGGCATACTGCCACATTTCTAAGATTTTATCATCAGAATTAATGTTGTTTTCTAATAAAGCCATCTTATCGCTCTCAAAATATGTTTGGCTCAGTGCGTCCATTATCCTTTTAGCCTTAGCGTTTAGCTTAGGAAAATATAACGCACTCTTATCGTGGTCTCGTAAAAACTTCCTTTTCTCATCGCCATAATTTAGCAAATAAGCATTATTTAAAGCTTTAAAGCTATCCTCATATTTCGCATATCCATTTTTTGATTTTGTGATAAGTCTATTAAATCTATCTAACATTTTTTAACCTTTTTAGCGTAGAGTGAGAAATTTGCGTTAATTCAATTATCCGCTTATTATCTAATCCATCTTTTAAAAGCTCTTTAGCCAAAACTACCTTATGTAGTTTCGTAGGAAGTGGCGCTAATCCACCAACCAAATCGCACAAATAACAAGCTAAACTCAGTCTAAAAGCTTCATCATTTAATCTTGCTAACTCTCTTATAAGCTCTAAATCTAAGCAATCTTTTAAAATATCAAAGTTATTAATGTTACCAGCCATTACCGCTCCAATCTTGCTTTTTAGGCAAAAAATCAACTTCATCATAAAATAGCATTGCTAGTGCGTCAAGCTCATCAGGACTTGAGCCATAAAGTTTTTTGATATTATCTTTTGAGATTATTTGAAATTTATCTTTGTCGTTATAAAAATACTCTATCATATTAACTTGCCTTTTTAGGGCTTCTTTAAACTCATCAGCAACGCTGATATTTAGATTTTTAAGGGCTTTAGCAAACCTAAAATACATTTCAGCTCTTTTATTCTTGTATTCATCACTTAAAGGCTTAGCGCTCATAATCGCTTCACTCACAGGCAAATTTGCTCCACTTAAGAAGTCATAAACCCCAGCCCCAACCCCTGTGGTATCTACAAAAATAACGCTAGGCTTAACTTCAGCGTTGTAATATGCTATCTTAATCTCATTAGCAAGTTCAAGCGTATTTAGCTTTATAAAGCTTTTCATCTTATAGATATTATGTGCGTTTTTACAAGCTAAAACGCTCTTATCATCACCAAACCTAGCGACATCTAACGCCCAAACTTCAGCATTAACTCGCTCAAACTCATTATGCTTTTCAAACGCACTTATAAGCTCATCATAGCTTATTAGCAGATTACTTGAGCCATCTACAAACTCACCATAAATCTCTTGTCTAACAACTTCGCTATTTTCGCCACCAAGCTCATTTATAAGCCGTTTAATCTCATCTTTATTTATCAAGGGATTATCAAAACTAGAAAACTGAAAATGCTCCCAACCGCTCACATTTTTTAAAGAGTTATTTACTAAATCAAAGAATTTATTTTTGCCTTTTGGCACTCCGCCGATAATGGCTTTAGAGTGTGGATTATCAAGTAGCATAGGGCTAATTGAGTTATCCCAAAGTTTTGGATTTTTAAGTATAATCCCAGCTTCATTAAGTATTATTAAGTCATAGCCCAAACCCTCGATATTCTCAGGTCTATCGGCTCCGACCATATGAAGTAAATTTCCATTTGATAATGTAAGTTTCTTATCTTGCTTACTCCACTTATAAAAACTGCTATCAATCTGCTTTAATAGTGGCATAAAATATATATCAAAATAGTTTTGTATGTTTCTTGTTATGGTATCCACCCAAAGGGCTTTTCCCACTTTAAAGCTCTCATCAAGTAAGCATTCTATTGCGTAGTTCGCACAACCCCTAGTAAAGCCCAAACGCCTACCTTTAGCAATTGTCTTAAATCTAGCATTGCTTTCAAAGAAAACTCTCTTCTGAGCTTTTGTATAAGCGATATTTAGCGTATTCATATATCGCTCCTATTTATCTGAATAGCATTTGTAGCATTTGCGTTGATTTCAGTCTTAGCGTGCCTTTGATTTATGCCTAGAGTTAAACTTGCTTTATCGATAGCATCTTGAGCTATCTTATAATCAATCATTTCAAGGCTAGTTGGCTCAAGGTTTTGAACTCCATCGCCGACATTGATTTTACTCATTTTTGTGTTTTTCTCTAGCGTTTCGTTTATTCTTTTTAAATTTAGATGAGTTGTTTTTTGTATGAGCTGCTTTGAATATACTTCATCGTAAGCCGTTTCTATGATAGCGTTCATTTGTTCAATTGGTAGTTCATTTTTGGCTATTAATAAATTAGCTTGAGCCGTCACCAAATCGGCATTTGTTGCGTTCAAATCTCGTGTTAAATTATTCACTGAGCCTAGTGATACTTTATACTTTTTAGCTAGTTCTCTTTGTGAGTATCTGCCAGTTAAATAATCAGCTATAAGCTCTTTTTTTATTCTCTCATCTAACGCCATTTTTTACCTTAAAAATATTCAATTGCCCTATTTTATAAAAAACAAAAGGTTCAAATTTAGGTAAATTTGAGCCATTTTATAAATTTTCTTTTACAAACTCTATAGCTTCATCAGCCCCGTAACAGACTTTAGCCGAGCCCTCATCAAGTAAATTTAAAAACTCTAGCCACTCACTTTGCTCAATACTAACTCGGCTTAATCTCTTATCACTTCGCTTCATCTCGATAAATAGCGTTCTATTAGCTAAAAATATCATCAAATCAGGAAATCCAGCATAAGTGCCTAAGGCTTTTAATTTCTTCTTATAGACTACGCTACACATTCGCTCATTTGCTACGTGGATATGTCTTATTTTCTTTACTCTTAGCCAAGAGACGAATTTCATCTGCTCTTGCTCCTCAAGCGGGATTAATCCCTTAGCTTTTGCATATGCCAAAGTTTGCTCGTATCTCACGCTATGTCCTTTTTAAGCATATTAAGCATCGTCATAGGCGTTTTTGGCTCATAAGCTATAAGTTGGCTTTTTTCTTGATATGGAATTTCCTTTAGCATAGAGCCATTTTCGCCTATAAGAACTAAATCTTCTTTAGTCTCATAGCCGTTAAATCTGTTTTGTTGCTCAGATAATCCGAGAAGATATCCACTGCTCTCACGCCCAAGCCTTTTAAAGCTTTCATAAGTTGCTATAAACTCTTTTTTAAACCATTTCCACTCCTCGGCATCTTTATTGCATATCTCTATCCAACCGCCAAGTGCTTCCACTACTGCGTTTATAGTCTTATCTTCAAAGCTGACGCTCTTATATGCTCCATATCTTTGTACGGCTTTATCTAAGGTATCAAAAGCAAGGGTAGCTAAATCCTCAGTGCGTGGCTCTAAAAGCTCTACAAAAGTTGCAGGTAGCGGTAAGGTGTTGTATTTGTGAGTTTTTAGCAAATTCGCACAAGCTAATTTAAACTCATTTAAGTCATATCTGCTTAAAACCCAGTAATAGCCATCTATCTGCTCAGTTGTAGGCGTTTTGCCTAAAATAACGCCTAGCTTTGTAAATACTTCTTGAAAATCTTGTTTTGTCATTTTAAAAAACCTCCGCATCTATCATTTCTGCATTTTCTGCATTTTCTTGACTTTGTCTAAGCCACTGCCTGCCTGTGTATTCATTCTGCCCTGCTATATAGCTCATCTCTCCGCTTAAAACTCTTTGCTTGATATCTTCGTCCCAAAAATCAGGGATTATCATTTCGCGACCATCTACGACCACTTTTAGCTTATTTTGTTCAGCTTTTGGCTCATATAGCCCCTTGTAGCCATTAGCTATTGAGTAGCTTATTATTTGCTCTTGCTTATTTTTGTCAAACTTGCAAAGGTATTTTTTAAGCTCGTCAAACTGAATGCCTACGATTTTGAAGTTTTTTTGTTCGCAATACTTGACCCACTTGCTAAAAGCTTCTAAGTTGAGATTTTTAAAGGCTTCGTTTTGTTCGCCTTGTTCGCTCTCACGCGTGTGCGCGCACGCGCCTTTTTGTAAATTTATTATTTTATTAATATTATTTCTTTGTAGGTTATTTCTTTGTTTATTGAACGTGTTAAAATCAATAGGTTGATTTTCAATGGTTGATTTTTCAATCATTGATTTATCATTAGGTGATTTTTCATCAGTTGATTTTTCATCTATTGATACACTCTCATCATTATCTTCGGTTGTTCTCGTATCAAAATCAAATAAAACGTATTTAGCTCTTTTGCCTTTTACGCCCTTATAAACTAGCTCTCTTACAAATAGCCCCATTGCTTCAAGTTGCTTAAGCCCTGCTTTTACTTTTCCTACTGAATTATTTGTCATATAAGCAATTCTTTCTATTGAAAACTCCCAGTCCTCAGGTAGGCTTAAGATATATAGATATAAACCCTTAGCGTTAAAATCTAGCTCTTTACACTGTGCTATTCTATTATCAGCTATTGAAAAGTTTTTATTTAGTCTTTTTTCTATCATTTTTTAGCCTTTTTGTTTTTCATAAATGCCCAGTTTCGTAAATTTCGCTTAAAAGCTCATTTATAAGCTCTATATTGAGATTATAAAAAGTTACTCTGTCTATGGTAGTTTTAGTAGTCAAAAAGCCTTTATCTTTAAAAACTTTGATTATTCTATCAATGATTTTAATGCTAAATCCTAGCTCTTCAACCCAGCTATCGCCCTCTTTATATAGCTCGTGTTCGCACGGCTCTCTAAATTTATAAAACTCATTACAATCATTAACTTCATACCAATACAAAAGTTGAGCCAAAAAAATGCTTTCTAAAGCTCCCCCAGTTATTAAATTTAGCTCTTTGCGATATGGTATAATGTTTTTATCGTTCGCTATGATTTTAAACATTTTTAGCCTTTTTATTTGCTTTTTGCTCTTGAGCGTTTAAATACTCTTTCATATTCAAACCCCACGCATTAAATGGGTGCTTGATACCTTTCATTTGACTTAACGCATATCTTATTTCGCCATTTGGCTTTTTATCTTGCGACCCAGCCAAATAAACAACGATAGAACTCTCCGATAAGCCAAATGACCTCAATGCCTCTTTTAATTTTTCTTTATATTTATTACTTTTCATATCATTATATTACATTAAGTAAGATTAAATATAACTTAAAGTAATTTGATTTTTCTGAAATAAGATAATATAATATTACAAATAGTAATTTTATAAGGAATAATAATGAAAAGTTTCGCAGACAAATTAAGAGAGTGTATATCATCTACAAAAGGCGTAGATACGGTTATACTAGCTAAAGCCCTAGATGTATCACAATCATCAGTAAGTCAATGGCAACTAGGTCAAAAAACACCTTCAAAAAACAATATAATAAAATTAGCAAATTTCTTTCGTGTGCCTATTGAGTATTTTTTAAATGATGATTTAGAAATAATGCCAAAACAAAATAATATGCTAAAAAAAGATAATGATGATACGATATATGTCCCATTTTTCAAAGACGGTTCTGTTTCAGCAGGAAAAGGAAATGAGATAGCAGAACTAGGGGATTGCGATTTTTTGCCATTCAAACCGCAAGATTTGCGTTTAATGTTTGGCGTTTCACCAAATGCTAAATTAGGAATTATCCCTTGTTTTGGTAACTCTATGGAGCCAACGATAGCTGAAAGCTCACTTGTAGTTTTTCAGTTTGTCTCTGATATTATCGAAGGCTCTGTGTATGTTTGTAGATATGATAATGAGTTATTTGTAAAACGAATAAAAAAACGCCCAAAATTATCTCTAATAAGCGATAATAAAGAGTATGAGCCTATAGAGATATCCGAAGAAAATGAAATTCAAATACTTGGTAGAGTTGTTGGATGCTACAGCATCAACTCAAAAAAAATATAAAACAACAAGGCTAAAAGCTATAAATAGGGGATAAAATGGAACCAAATCAACTTTCAAATTCAGATATTATTTCTATGGTAAATAATACAATAAGCCTAGCAAATACTTTTTTAGTGCTTGGAGCTTTGATAGTAGCTGTTATAACCATAGGAATTACAGTATATTTTAATTATAAGGCAAAAGATGATATAAACAATGCTATAAATAACATTTTACTTAAAATTTCAAAAGATAGCAATATCCAAAATAAACTTATAAGTGATATACTAAAAAATGATGAATTGCTAAAAAAGATTATTGTATTGCCAGAATTTAAAGAACAATTAGATTTAGTGGTGTCAGATCAAATATCACTTACTAAAACTTCTGATACATTTGAATATACAAATATGACAGAATGCGAAAATGAAGATAAATTAAAGGATATTGATGTTATAATTGACAAAGAAATAAATTTACCAAATATCAAAGGAGACACAATATGAAAGCACTAAAATTTAGTGGTATGTGTTCTAAAGATATTTTAAAAACACTAAATAAAGAAACTCCACCTTTTAATCCTTTTGATATAGCTAACGAGATGGGTGTTAGGGTTGATACTAGTCTAAACTGGGAAAATATACGCACTATAAAAGATGGTAAAATATATTTAGAAAACGATGAGATTGTTATTTGGATAAATCCCTTGATGCCACAAAGTCGCCAAAATTTTACTCTAGCTCACGAGTTGGGTCATTTAGTTTATGATGTATTGCCAAATATAGAAAAATTTAAGGATAAAGATAATCTAGATTATAAAACATTTTATAGGAATGGTGATAGAAATGCGATAGAAACAAGAGCTAATAAATTTGCTGGTGCTTTACTTATGCCAGTAGATATCATTCACTCCACTGTAAAAGAAATACAAGCAAAAGACCCTGATGCAACTACGGATCAGTATATAGATGGTTTGGCTTCTATATTTGAAGCTTCAAAAGAAGCAATTATTGTAAGATTAAAAACTCTTAAAGTATTGCGTCAAGACTATTGTTATCCATATATTAAATAAGGCTCAAGAGAACTTAAGTAACATAAAAGTTATAAATATGGCTTAAAGCTAAAGAGACAGAGCCTTTAAAGCAGCCTTTTCTAAAAACGCAGACCTATTTGAGCTTACTTTATCTATAGCATTTAATACTTTTTGAGATAGACTTACATTTACACGTATTTTTTTGCTCTCATCGTTTGGCTCTGGTATGAGATAGCCTTGCTCTAGCATAGTCTCTAAGTTAATTTTAAAAGCATTTTCTAGCTCATTTAATGCTTCACTTTTAGTCTCGCCATCGCCATAAAATAGTGCTATATCTTTAAAATCTGGCATCATAGCACAATATCCGCCACCTTCATCGCTTGGTATTTTGGTTATCTCTATTTTGTATGGCAAATTTAAATAATAGTCTAAATCTTTCATTTTATATCCTTTAATGTGTCTAAAACTAATTTTACATAAAAAATTTTCATAGGCTTATGATATGGCAAAGTAATGAGCGTTTTACCATCGCTAAACTGGTGATGTGAGCCTTTAATACTCTTTAACTCAAAGCCATTATCTTTTAATATTTTTTCCAATACTTCAAATCTTACATTTTTAGGATTGTTTTTCAAATCTTTAAATAATTTATCTTTTACACTCATTTACTTACCTTTGTGTAATTATACACACTTTTTATAAAGCATAGCTTAACCTATATTTATGTTTAAAAAATTTCCTCTTTGAAAATAATTTAAAAAAATATTACTTTTTTTATTACTTTTGAATTACTTTAAGTAATATTTAAACTAACTAATGGTAAGATTACTCTATCAAAAGCAAAAACGCCTTTGATAGGCTGGATTGATGAGATTGTATCAAGTCATTGACCGACAGAGCCTTAAATCTGGTTTTAATCGGAAGAGCTGATGAACGGCAACGCTATTAAGGGTCACCATACTTGTAGGGGCTTTAGCATTTGCTACTTTAGCACGGACTTTGTTCGTGCGTTAAAAGTAGGTAAAAAATAGTAGGACAGCTTTGAAAAACGACCGACCTTACAAATGTTTTTTTAAACAAGCCAAATAAGCAAAAACGGAAAACATATCAATAAGATATTAACTTTGGCTTTTTTAAAAAAATTATAAACAAAAGGAGCAAAAATGAATAAAGGGTATAAAGAGCTAAATATCAAAAGACTTTAAAGCTATTTTTAAGCACTTTATGGATAAAATTACGCCATTCAACTTAGTGGCTACGGCTATTAACCGAGCCTCTTAGCGGAGGCTTGGACTTTATGCTAACAAATGCTTATATAGACGGATTTAATCTTTATCACTCTATTTTACCTTTTAACGAGCCACGCTTAAAATGGCTAAGTTGTTTAGAAATAAAATTTTGTATAATTTAAGAGTTCAAGCCTTTTTTAAAGCCACTTTTTATAAAATAATATCCAAAAATTTAACTAAGGTAAAAATATGAGAGTGTCAAACACTGCTGTTAGAAAAGCTGGGCTAAGCTTAAAAAACAATAGCGCTACAAAAGAGGATTTGGATACTATCTCAACTTTTAGAAGCAATCATATTCAGCTTATGAAAATGCTAGTAAAAACAATATCTAAAAAACTCCCAAAACCGCTTTTTATAGCTAGAAGGCTTAAGAGGTTAAGCTCGATACAAGCTAAACTTCAACGCTTTGAAGGTATGTGTTTAGACAGAATGCAAGATATAGGCGGTGTTAGAGCCGTTTTTAAGAACAATAACGAAGTTAAGCAGTTTGTAAAAAATATAAAAGAGGTTTATCTTGGCAAAAGAAGTGTGCTTGAAATAGCAAAAGAAAACGACTACATAACTCGTCCTAAGGCGGATGGATACAGAAGCTATCACATAGTTTTTAAATACAACGGCAAAATAGATGAAGTAAATGGCTATCATATCGAATTGCAACTCAGGGACTTACTTCAACACTACTGGGCTACAGCAGTTGAAATTTTAGCCCTGCGAAGTAGCACAAACATTAAAGCAGGTTACGGCGATGAACATTTTAAACGCTTTTTTTGGCTATGTGCTGAGCTATTTGCTGGGGCAAAAGAACACAAATACGAGATAAGGGAACTAGACAAAAAGCACAATATACTTTTTTTATTAAAAGGCTTAAATGTTGTAGCCGATAAGTTAGAAAAAGCGGGTAACGAAGAGAGTCTTTATCTTATGGTGTTAGATGCGAAAGACGGTATATTAAAGCTAACAGCCTTTAGTAAAGGCGAACAACTCTTAGCTCAGGCAATGTATCAAAGCATGGAGACAAACGACAGAATGCAAAGCGTTTTAGTTAGCATTGATAGTATCAAAAAGCTTAAAAAAGCTTACCCTAACTACTTTCTTGATGCTAAAAATTTTATAAAAGAAGTAACGGAGAGATTAAAATGAGTGATAACATAGTTAAAAAAATATGCGTCCAGTTGATTGAAACAATAGGGCTTGGCATTATGATTTTTGGCTTTTTAGTTATATCAAACGACAGCACAAAAGGCATTATTGCAATAATAGCCGGTATAGGTATAAATGCAACAGGCATATTTTTAAAGAATAAATTTAAAAAGGAGTAAAATGACAAGCGATGAATTAAAAGCGTTTTGTAAAGAGCGGAATTTGACTTATAAAGAGTTGGCAGAGAAAATAGGTTGGAGTGAGCCGAGTTTAAGAGCTACAATATCAAGTGGCAAAATAAGCGACCAAACGGCGGCGGCGATAAATTTGTTAAAAGAAACAATGGAACTAAAAGAACAACTTGCCGACTGGGAAACAATTAAGACTATAATAAAAAAGAATATCTAAAATTTTAACCAGTCCAAAAATGGATTGGTTAAAAATCTTTGCATAAATCTACAAAAATATTAATTAATTTATCATATTTAAGCTTATTATAATAAAATACTTTGTATAATACTCTCATAAATGTTAAGAAACTTAGCATTTAAATAAAACGAAAGGAGAGTTAAAAGATGGAAACTCTAACCGCCATCATCGGTTTAGTTTCTGCTTTGATACAGCTTATCGTAATTCTTTACGAAGCCAAGCGAAAATCAAAGTAGCAAAGGGGAGCAATCCCCTGCTGTCATCTTTTAACCTTCGCAATTATACCATAAGGAGCATAAAATGACTGATTTAATTCAGAGTATTTTAATTTTGGTTTTAGCGTTACAAGTTGCCTGCCTTGCTTTAAAAATAAGGGGGCTAAAATGAGTGCTTTAATCCCTATCAATAAGTAAATGTAGCTTTTGAAGTAGTTGGCGATGATATATTTGCCAACTCTTTACAGATAGCTGAAGTATTTGAGAAAGACCACTCAAATGTGTTAAAAGCAATAGATAAAATACCAAACGATGAATTTAAAAGCTCAAATTTTAAATATGATAGTTATTTTGACAAAAAGAGCGAACAAAGGCGTATGATAAACCTAACCCGTGATGGCTTTTCGCTTTTGGTTATGGGCTTTACAGGGCAAAAGGCTTATAGATGGAAAATAGAGTTTATAAAAGCATTTAATCTAATGGAAGCCAAGCTAAAGAGCCTTAAATCAATAGAACAAACAAACCGCATAGCAAATTTAGAAGCTATCGCTATCAGCAAAGAGAGATACCACGCAAAGCAAATCAACGGCTACAAAGCTCAACTAGCTAAACATAACGAGAAAATCAAGGTATTAAAAGCTAGGCTTACCATAGCTGAAAACGAAGCTAAAAATCTAAGCAGTGATGATGAGCTTTTAGAAAAGCTTGAGTGGCTATTTAAAAGAGCTTTGGCTGACGGCGTGATATATGCTATCAATAGCTCAAGAGATAAAATCATCAATGACGCTTTAAAAAAAGCTAGTGATGAGTTTATGAGTAATTTACATTTATTAAAAAAACAATGAAAGGATAAAAAATGAGCTTATATGAAAGAACATATGAAAGAACAGACGACGACGCATACTGGGATAGAATAGCCGAAATAGAGTTAAAAAAACTAGGCTATGAGCTTGATGATATCGTCAGGGATTATGGTGATTACTTCTCAAAAGATGATATAAGATATCTTATTAAGCTTTTATCAAGAAAAGATAAAAACGATAAAAAGATGAGCGACGTAGAAAATCTCATATATGACCTTGATATGCTTAAAATTAAGTTTTCTGAGTATAGAAATGACCCGTTTTGTGAAATGCTTGAAAGGCTAGAATAAAAGCGTTTTAAGCAAAAATATTTTTATCGTCCCTTTAAAAACCGCCTTTAAAAACACTCCTAAATTTTGGCAACACATTCATAAGAACTCCTAATATAAAGGCGGTTTTTAAGGGGACACACTTTAAAGGATAAGAAATGTTTTATTTTATTATGCTTAGCATATGGGCTTTATGTATTTTTGGAGCTTACTATCAAAAAAGGATTAAAGATGAGCATTAAAACTTTGAAAAAATATCGCCATTTTATCAAAAAAGGAATGAGCGTAGCGGAATTTATAAATCTTATAAAGGATAAGAAATGAATAATATATTAGAAACTCAAAGAGAATGGATTATAAATAGACTTCTTAGTGCAGGGCAAATCTCACGCAATGAGTGCTTAAGAAAGTTTATATCACGTCTTAGCGGACACATATACGCTATCAAAGATAAAAATCCAACGTGGCAAATAGAGGCTAAAATGGTTAAAACGCAGGGCGGTAAAGATTATCTTTACACTTTGACAAATAAAGATGAAATCTTAGTAAATTTAGATAAAAAATTACAAAAGATAGGAGCATAAATGCTAGAACTGCTTAAAATCCAAACAGAGCTAAAAGCTCCAAAAACGCAATTTAATAAATTTGGCGGCTATCAATATAGAAGTTGCGAAGACATAGTTGAAGCCTTAAAGCCACTTCAAGAAAAGTATAAATGCGTGGTATTATTAAATGATGAATTAGTCATCATCGGCGATAGATACTATATCAAGGCTACAGCCACCATTATAAATGAAAAAGGCGATAAACTAAGCGTATCAGCACTAGCTAGAGAGCCTGAAGCAAAAAAAGGAATGGACGAGAGCCAAATCACAGGCTCAAGCTCATCTTATGCGAGAAAATACGCCCTAAATGGCTTATTTGCTATTGATGATACAAAAGATGCAGATGCGACAAACAATCACGAAGTAGCACCAAAGAGCGTTAAGCAAAATTATAATCCGCCAAAAGCTCAAGCTCAGAACACCAAAACACTTTTAAGCTTAGAAGAGATAAATGACCTAAGTGAGCTAATAGAGACTACTAACACGGATTTAAGCCAGTTTTTGGCTTATTTCAAGGTTGATAAGATAGCACTAGTTGATTATGAAAAGGCTAAAAATATGCTACTTAAAAAGCTTGACAATATGAACAAAAAAAGAGTGGAGTTAGATGAGGAGCTAGAAAATGATAATTGACCTTAAACAAGGTAGCCGTGAGTGGCTAGAGTTTAGAAAAACAAAATTTAACGCTAGTGAAACGCCTGACGTGCTAGGCATAGGCTTTAATAAGCCTTATAAACTAGCATTAATTAAAAGCGGTGATGAGCTAGTCTATAAAAACTATGCGATGAAATTAGGCAACGAAAACGAGCCAAAAATTAGAGAGCATTTAAACGCAAAATATGAACTAAATTTAAAGCCAGTTGTAATGCTTAGCGATGAAGATGATAGATTTTTGGCTAGTTTAGACGGCGTAGATTTTGATAAGAATGTGTTTTGTGAGATAAAGTTTTCTACAAAAGAGTCTGAATATGTAAAAAAGCACGGGAAGCCGACAGAAAAATATTACTACCAAATCCAGCATCAATTTTACGTTGCAAATTTAGAAACATGCATATTTGCAGTTGGGGCTATAAATGAGAATTTTGAGTATGAGATTATCGACATAGAAGTAAAAAGAGACAACGAAGCGATAAACAAGCTAAAGAATGCTTGGATAGAGTTTGAAAAAAACTATATGAGCCAAAGTGTAGATGATGAATGGCTTAACCTAAGCGAAGAGTTGCACGAGCTAAGTGAGAAAAAGAAGCTTTTAGATGAAAAGATAGAAGAGCTTAAAAAACGAGCGATTGAAAAAGCAAACGGCAAAGAGCTAAAAGCTTACGGACTTACCATTTATCAAACAAGCAGAAAGCCAACGATTGATTATAAATCCTTTGTAGAGAGCCAAAAGCTAGAAGTTCCAAAAGAGTATGTAAAAGACGGCAGTGTTACTTGGAGCGTGAGAGTTGCAAATTAGCTACAACTTTAACCGCTTTATGCACGGCGTGGTCTTAAGAGAGATAAAAAAGATACGCTATTTAAAAATCGCAGGTTTAAAAATAGCTATTAAGCCTTTTTACCTCTCATTTGATACACTAAAGCAAATTTTAAAATATCTTGATGAAGACTATCCACGCAAAAAAGGCGGTGAGCCATTTTCATACACAGAGCTTAAGGAGCTTGATTTTTTAAGGCATATAGCATTTTTAGAGTGCATCTGTGCTGAGAATGGCTACACGCTAAATTTAGAAGAAAACGAGGAGGAAAATAATGGGTTATCCTAGCGTTAAAGAGCTTAAAAAAAGTTTTAAAGCAGAAGAAAGAAGAGCAAGAGAAACAGAAAAAAGTAAATCACCGCTAAGACCTTGCGACCCTAAATATCAACCTACAATGGATAAGCATTGTAAAAAATTGCACGATTATTTTTATCCAAAAACCAAAACAGAAAAATATTTTAAGAGGAAAGATACGCAAGTGAGGATTAGGCTAAATATCTTAAAAAGACACTGCAAAGAGCTTACCGCCCTTGCTGATGAGCTTGAAAATGAAATAAAAGTAGGAGAGCCCTTTCGTATCAAGGAAACGGCTACAAAAATAATATCTTATATAAAGGGGGATTAAATTTAGCTTTTGATAGAATAAGCAAAAAGTAAAGGAGTAAAATGAGCGGTGAAAATTTAATAAAACAAACTTGTAAAGAGCTAAATTTAACCTATAAACAGCTTGGCGAGTTGATAGGGTTTAATGGCGATACGCTTAATAATATGGCGTCAAAACCAAACGACAAGTTAAGCACACAATTAGTTAGAGCGATTGAGCTTTACAAGGAAACTTTATCTTTAAAAAACGAGTTAAAGCAGCTTGAAAGCTTAAAAACAATCTTAAAAGAGCTGGTAAAGTGATTTAGCTTTACTAGCTTTACAATTAAAAATTATAAAAAATCTACAAAAAACAATTTAAAATTATAAATACTATTGACATTAACAATTTAAAATGATATAATACTCCTATCAAAACAATTTTAAATTATGTTTTGAAATAAATCAAAGGAGCGTTAAGATGATTAGATTGTTGCAACTACTAATCTTAATCTTACAAGTCATTTACTGGCTTTACAGATTGATAGGGCTTTAAGCCCTGCCCCTTAGGGGGCTAGTAAATTTAATCTCTTAACGCCTTTTGAAATTATACCATAAGGAGCTTATATGTCAGCAGATGTTTTAGACGTCTTAATGGTTGTAGCTTTTATCACTACTTGCATTTGGATTTATCGCACAAAGGGGCTAAAATGAAGCCCCAAAGCCTACAAAAAGAGAAATTTATAAAGTATTTAGAGCTTTATAAAATAGAGCCAACCGACAGCGATGAAGTAGCAAGTTATAAGGTGCTTGACCTAGCGTTTGATTTATTTTGTGCCTTAGACGCATTAGCAAAAAATCATAACGCAATAAAAGCTAAAGTTTTAAACATACTAAACCCAAAAGGAGAATAGATGAATTTAGAAGTTTTTAGAAACGATGACTTTGAAATTAGAGTTGCGGTTGATGAAAAAGGCGAACCGCTTTTTTGTTTAGCTGATATTTGTAAAGTTTTAGAGCTTACAAACGCATCAATGGTAAAAAGTGCGATTATATCGGAATTTGAGCTACCTAAGTTAAATATAGGTAGCTTTGACACTGGGTATGGCGTTAAAGAATTTACAATGGTTACCGAACCCCAACTTTACTTCGTGTTAATGCGTAGCGATAAACCAAACGCAAAAGCGTTTCGTAAATGGGTAAATTGTGAAGTCCTGCCAACTATTAGAAAAACAGGCGGATATAATCAAAAACCACTTAGCCAAATTGAAATTTTGCAAAGCTCGGTGGCTATCTTAGCCGAGCAAGAAAAAAGAGTAAGCGTTTTAGAGCATAAAACTGACGATTTACATAAAGAGCAATTAAAAGCAAAGCATAATATCAACCGCCTTTTAAGCAATGATAATTATATGACTTTAATTGCGTTTATGAACCTACACGGCATAAAGCAAAAGGGCTATCATTTGCCAAGTTTAGGTAAAAGGGCTAAAAAGTTAAGTGAGGAGCAAGGGGCATTTATGGGAGCGGTTATAGACCCTAGATACGGGCGGATTAACACTTATAGCACTGAAATTTTAAAGCAAATTTTTAAGGTGGCATAAACGGCTATTAAAATAATATCTTATATCAAAGGATATTAATGGAACTTTTTAATGACCATTTCCAAAATTTCAAACGCTACAATATACCAAAAGCACAGCTTGTCATCGCGGACATTCCTTATAATTTAGGGATAAATGCTTACGCTAGTAATTCGGCGTGGTATGTTGATGGCAAGATAGCAAATGGAGCAAGTGATAAAGCCGGTAAGGCGTTTTTTGATACAGATAATGATTTTAGAGTGGCTGAGTTTATGCATTTTTGCTCAAAAATGCTAATAAAAGAGCCAAAAGAAGTCGGCAAAGCCCCTTGTATGCTTGTGTTTTGCTCATTTCAGCAAATGGCACCTCTTATTGAGTTGGCAAAAAGATATGGATTTATGCACTACATAAATTTAACTTTTAGGAAAAAATCAAGCGCTAGTGTGCTAAAAGCAAATATGAAAATCGTTGAAAATTGCGAATACGGGTTAATCCTTTACCGCGACAAATTACCTAAATTCAATAATGACGGGCGTATGATAATGAGTTGTATTGATTGGCTTTATGATGAAAAATCAGTGCCTAAAATCCACCCTACCCAAAAGCCTATTAAGCTTTTAGAGTATTTAATACGCCTATTTACAGACCCTGAAGACGTTGTGATTGACCCGTGTGCTGGAAGTGGGAGCACATTGGTAGCAGCTGAAAATTTAGGGCGTAAATCTTATGGGTTTGAGATTAAAAAAGATTTTTATAAAAGTGCTAATAGCGTTCTTTTTAAACGAGTAGAAAGGAGTTTATTTAAATGAAAATTTGTCCAAAATGCGAAACTAGAACAAACAAAGAATACGAGGTATGTCCGCTTTGTGGCGTTAAGTTGATAGATAAAGGAAAATCTATCCAAAAAGCAAAAGAGCAGTTAAAACAAATAGACGAGCTTGAAAATGAGAAAATAAGTGCTTTTGTAGAAAGTAGCAAGATAGAAGTTAAGGAATTAGCTTAAAGGATAAAAAATGAGTTTAGCAGTATTTAATGAATTCAATGAACCGCCACTACTTCAAAAAGTAGGCTTAAATTTAGGCGTAAAGCCAGCACCTGCTCAGTTTGTAAGTGTAAAAAATGTTCAAGCTAAAAAGCAAGAAAACGTTTCAGCAGGTGAGAAAAAAGAGCTATCTATTTTATTCGTTGCTATGACGCTTATAAATTACGAGAGGAGTGAGAGCAAAAATGGTAAGACTATAAAACTACTTGAAGAGTTTTACGCAGATATTCAAAAGCTTTTTTCAAATGACCGCTATAAAGAGCACAGACGTAGCATTTTTGCTAAAGGAATGAAAGCGGTGCATAATGGATTTAATGCAAATATCGACGGAAAAACTATCGAAATGCGTTTTTTGATAACTTCTTTACTTTTAAATAGTTTTGAAATGCATAATAGAGCCGTGCCACTTCCAGCCTTGCTTGATGAATTTTGGCAAAAATGGAGGAATAAAATCATCAAACTAGCAGATGATACATATGACCGATATGAAAAAAAAGGCTATGAAAAAGAGCTTAGTGATACTGAAAATCACTTATTCGGAATTTTAGAACAACTCAGATAAAGGATAAAAAATGTTTAACAAAGTTATTTTAGTCGGAAACCTAACAAGAGATATCGAGCTTAGAAGTGCTGGGGGCTTTATGGTAGGAAGCACAGGTATAGCGGTTACTAGGAAGTATAAAAATGGTAACGGCGAAAACGTAGAAGATACGCTATTTATAGATATTACGTTTTTTGGAAAACAAGCCGAAATAGCAAATCAATATCTAAAAAAAGGCTCAAAACTACTTATTGAAGGTAGGCTCAAACTTGATACTTGGCAAGACCAGCAAGGAAATACTCGCTCAAAACATAGTGTAATAGTTGAAAATATGGAAATGTTAGACAATAAAAACACCATAACAAACAATAATATTATAAACAATAGTGGCAATATTGCAAGTGGTAATCAAGTTATAAATACTAAACCAAATTATAATCAAACTCAAAACAGCGATAAATATGATTATTCAGATAACGATACTATTCCATTTTAAGGATAACTAAAAAATGAAAAACTACAAAATATGTAAAAAATGTAAATGCGTGACACCTGCTATTTATAGCAGATGCCCTGCTTGTGGGTATAGGTTATCTATTTTGGAGATACAAAACGATACTGCAAAAAAAGGAGTAAAAAATGAGTGACTACATAAGAGACTTAAAAGAGCAAACAGCTATAAAAGAAATCGAACAATGTGCTAGTTCTTATCAAATAGGCGGTAATCATTATCAAAAAATGGCTATCCAGCCTATCGATTTTATAATCAAAAATCATCTTAATTTTTCTGAAGGTAATGTTATTAAGTATTTATGTCGCTACAAGCTAAAAGGTGGCGTAGAAGACTTAAAAAAAGCAAGGCACTATTTAGATTTTTTGATAGAAGAGTGCGAAAAAAGCTAAAAGGGGTTAAATGGAATTAGACATTTTTACCAAAGATGAAGTAATAAATTTAATAAACGAAGCAAAAAAAGATTTTCGCAGATATGTTGATAAAAAGATAACAAAAACGCAAATTGATGCCCTGCCTAAACTTTTGCAAACTCACGAAATGGCAAGAGTTTTAGGCATCAAAGAAAACACGCTAAGAGCAAGAGCAAAAGGATTTTACATTCAAGGTAGGCATTTTTTTAAAAAAAATGGTAGAATTTACTGGGATAAAAACGCCGTTTTAGAAAGAGTAGAAGATGAAATTTTACGATAG